GGTCTGCCAGTCTGATTCGATTTTGCCACGTATTTTCTTGCGTTTCTTGTTGCCGTTTTTAAGTTTTACTGTCTTGTATGTTGTTCTACTAAATTTTGCTAGTTTTTTGCCAATGTACTTCCTGCCGGTAGTGTTATTTGTGATCAAATAAACAAATCCGACACAATCTTCGGGCAACGCTTCAATGATTTTGCTTTCGAATAGCCATGACATGGACTATTGTTTATCATCGATACGTGCCCCTTAAACAATTTCTACATCTGTGTTGTAACTGGTAAACCCATTTTCTTTGACCACTCGAAGTATGTTTTCTACCCGCCCTGCCAGCTCGTCACGGTGTGACACTAGCCAAATGCTCTTGTGACGTTCGCGACTCATGTGTTTCAGCAAGGCCAAGCTGTTTTCAACTCCTTGCGTGTCCAGGCCACTATCGATCATTTCGTCTATAAACAACACATTGATGGGCTGATATAAACTTTCAAACACATCGCGGAATGCCCAACTCATGCTTAAAATTAGTCGATTGCGTTCACCACGACTTAAATTGTCAAAATCCAGTTCACGTCCCAGCTCTTCGATACTCACAGTCAGATCGTTTTGGAACACCACAGTGTGTGGCAAACCAATCCTATCCAAATAGTGTGTGAGTCTGGAATTCAAATAACTTAAATTCTGTTCAATGATCTTCTTGCGTATGAAACTGTCTTTGCTGGTCAAGAGTTTGAGCAAGAAGTCTTGATGTTCCTGCAGTCGAGTCAGCGTATTGAGTGTGTCGTAGTCCACTGTTTGCAAGGCTTGCCCCTGCATGTCTGTAATCTGCTCACCATAAGGATCGGTTTCTGCACTCTTGTCTGCCAGCTGATTTTCTAATGCGGCCAGACTTGATCTATGATGGATGGCATCTTCTTCTCGATCATAAAACATTGTAGGAGGCCGACCTAACGTGCCCAAGGAGCTGTGGGCACTCTCAAGTTCTGAAAGGAGTCGTGTATGTTCTTGGCCTGCTTCTCGCGCCGTTGCCAGATCTTTCTGTTTGCCTTCCAGTACCGATTGGTGCTTATGGTCGTGGAATGCTTGACCGCAAGTGTGACATGTGTGAGATTCAAGTGTCGCAATCTCTTTGCCAAGCTTCTCAATGCTTTTGTTCTCGCGGTCTTTATCAAGCTTCGTGCGGGAGATCTGTCCAGCCAAGTCGTTAAGGTCCTTGCGCTTCTGATCCCAAACTTTGTGCGCCTTGTGTGCTTGTATCTCGGCTTCAATGTCAATCTTCGTAAGCTCTTCGAGCGCGGTTTTGAGTTTCGTGATTTCTTCTTCATGTCGAGTAGTCCATAATGTTTGCCTTCTACGTAAGGCTTCAATCTGTTCTTCTATGCGCTTGTTGGCTTCTTGCACTGCACGAATGCGAAACTCTTCTTGCTGTATGCCTTCCTTGGTTTGCCTGTTGTGCTCTTTGATGGCATCAGCACGTTCACTGAGTAGCGTGATCCCCAACAGTTGCTCAATGATAGTTCTTTGATCATTGGCCTTCAAACTCAAGAACGGTTCAGTGTAGGTGTTGAGTGCTAGGATGTGTTTGAACATGTCATGGCTTAGCCCCAATGTGTGTTCGATGGCATCCTGTGTTTCTCTGCTGTCACCTTGTGCGTCATCGGTAATGGCCTGTTCTTGATTGTTTACATAAAATCTCAGCACATTGGGCTTGCGACCACGTTCGATACGATATTCCTTGCCGCTCACACCAAACTCCAACGCAACCATCATGTTTTTGCCGTTGGTCTTGTTGACTAGATTGTCCTTGCGTATGTTGCTGAGTGCTTGGCCATACAAGGCATAACTCAGTGCGTTGATTATGGTGGTTTTGCCTGTGCCGTTACGGCTACCGTCGCCGCCCAGATCCAGATTTTCTCCGAGAACCAGGGTCAGATCTCTGCGATCAAAATCAATGCCTTGTGTGCTGTTGCCCACACTCATAAAGTTTTTAACGGTTAGTTTTTTTATTTGGATCATAATATTGATTATAACACATTACCGCGATGCAGGTCTAGAGTCAGACAGTGTAATCCACTATCCACAAGGAACCTGTGTCGCCAGGGCACAATCACCGGATCTATGCCTCTTTGTTTTAGTTGACGAAAAATATCTGGATTGTGATTGCTCACACACACGGTTTCGGGATTCAACGCCAGCACGTTGACATCGAACACTGTTTCATACACATGCCCGGTCCAATCACGCAAATACTGTTCTACAAAATTTGTAAAGGCTTCGTTGCGTTCTTCTCCTGGCACCCACCAGCGCCCTTCTACACGACGTTGCATGATCGAAAAATCATCTAGATGACTTTGATAACTTTCTGTAGGAACCCTAATCACATGATATCCGGGAAAATGTTGTGCATAATCAATTAACGGATCAATTCCCAGTATGGTCCGTTGACCCAGGATCACAAAACAACCGTCGGTGTGACCAGCTTTGGTGTTTATTTGGCTGACAGTGCGTGAACCAATGTTGATATTTTCACGAACCCATTCGGCATAATCACAGTATTCAATACAATCAACCACAATGTGATCGTTCATCAGCATGATATTTGGGCCCTCTAGCCAGTTTACTTCTTTGATTTCGTAACGCAGGTCCTGGGCAAACTGATCTAGTTCTTGTTGTATAAAAGGATGAGTGGATCTAGCGCCTTGTACATAATCCTCAAATTCTGGCCAGCCCGGGCCAGCCAGCTCGGCATACTTGTTGCGACAGTACCAGGTATCCAACTGGGCATTGTAACAGTCTCGGACTTGAGTCATGCTGTTGTGATAAAATTCTCTGTTGACTGCAGATAAATCTATTAGGTGACTTGAGTTATAACTGGCCACGCAATCATCTACCAATTGATTGCTCTGATCAAGCGGACTTATTGTGTACATGGTATTGCCAATCACACTGTGACAATCTCGAGGATTTACCGGAGGTATCAAGAATTGCTGAGTCTGTTCATGGTGTTCTACAAACTGATCCACGGTAGGCAATCGGGGTCTCACCACCTGAGATCCGTGTTGAATTAGAATTTGTTCAAAAGCCGCTAGGTCTTCATTGATTTCTTCAGCAATACGCATGAGAGGTTCGCGTATGCTGGCGTTAGTGATAAATCTAAAATATTCTGGAGTGTAGTAATTGCCTAATACCACAGCGTGTAGTTCGTCATAGGTATTGTTTTTGTAATAAATTCCTGTACTCATAAATTTTGATAGATCTTCAGCAACAGCTTGGGATCGTAAAATTCACTTTCAATGTTGGTGATCTGATCAGTTACAATTTGATCTACACTTTCAAATTTGATCTCTCCTGGAGCCATGTCGGTGTTTACAGCCATGTTTTTTACTGGAATCAGTGCCATTTCTCGCAAGTTGTAATCTTTAACAAAAGTATCCTTGATAAAGTTGGCCTCTTCATAACTGATGTCGATGTCCAACTCCACACGCACATGCATGTTCCGGGCCAGCAGATCCGGAGCCGAATCAATGACTTGACTCAATTTTAGTACCTTGTACAAGGGTTGCCCAGGCCAGGCATGAAACACCGGCTCCTTCCCCCATTCCAGAGTCATCATGCCGCGTGCGGTATCACCGGCATCGGCATAGTTGTGTGGAAAGCAGTTGCCAATGTAGTGAATGTTTTTCTTTTGCTGTCGCAAGTGAAAATGCCCGCTGAATACCTGATCAAAATTTCCAAAGTGCGCGACCTGTATTTCACCGTGATCGGGCATTTCTACCATGGCGTTCATTTTGAAGTGTGGCAGTTCAAAATGTCCAAACATGTACTGACCCTTGAGCTTGGGAATACGCTTGTGATCATCCCCCACCAGCCACGGCGCGATAACCACATCGCCATCCGAAAACCAATCGTTTACAATTTGAATGTTGGGTATGTGCCGGGCCCATTCGGTTGAATAGATGTCACGCTTGTCTCTGTAGTAGAGATCATGATTGCCGGGAATAAAGTAAAAGCGGTCAAAGGCCGCTGATAACTTTTCTAAACTACGCAGACTGTACTGCAAGGTCTGCATGTTTAAGGCCGCCCGCTGGTGGCTCCAGTCACCCAGGAACATGCCGGTCTCACAACCGTTGGCTTTGGCAGTGGCTATAAACCAGTCAATAAAATCACTACAGTCTTGATTGTGTTGTAGGCTGTTGCTTTTTAGACCAAAGTGAATATCGGTACAGACTGCTACTTTTTTAAATAGGCTCATCTTGTGATTATACTATGTTTCAGAGATGATTACAACCGGTCCGGCTAAGATGCTTCGTAGTCTTCACCAGATGTTATAGTTACCACCGAACCAGAGTTTGGATTTTTCTTGCTGGCATTTTGTCTAGTCCACGACGGATTCAATCCGTTCATCTCCAACATGTCATCACGAATGTTTTGATTTTTCTTTTCTAGATTCAAGATACGGGTAAAACTGTTGGTTATGGCAGCAGTATAGTAGGCAAAAGGATTTTGACTCTTTGACTCGTCAAACTGTAGACCAATCTGACTCAATTGCAACAAGGCCTGGCCGCGCATTTCTTCATTGTAGGTGTAGCCACGCCAGTTGCTACGAGTGGCATAGCGTTCGCACAGTTTCATAAACATGGTGGCCAACTTGCGTGTCATGGTACCGTGATCCTTGCTGAATTCTCCGTTTTCTAAATCACCTTGCCAGTGGCTCTTGCCCACCAGGAATGGCAGTTTGTTGTCATCTAGGCGATAGTGATAAAATGGTGGAAAGTTCAATCTCACATGTTTTTCGTCCAACACAGGTTGCTCCAACAGTTCGGCCAGCGGATCATCTTCTTCCAGCAAGTCTAACTCAAACAGGTCTTCAATTTTCTTCTTCTTGGCCTGTGTTTTTGGAACTTTTTTTGGAGCCATGGGTATGTGTTCCCAGCAGGTAATGCGGAACACCAGGTCAGTGTTGGGTATTTTTTTAGGATCTACAATGATGCCTTCGCGTTTGAATCGATCTGCACGATTTCTACGTGCTTCGGCAATGGTTCGTTGATTGATTTTTAACAGTGTGGGCAGAATGATATCATACTGATGATCCAACACCGGGTCGCGATAAGTGCAGTATGTATTTTTGCTTAGGTGTATTTCTTTGAGTATGTCTCGGTTGTTTAGGTAATTCACACGCGGTGCGCTTTTTGGTATTGCTGTTGTAGTAGTGGATGACACTGACAGATCTCCTAATTGAATATTTATTGTAGCACAAAAACTCAAGTTGTCAACCAGAGATCATTATATTAGCCGATTATTTTTTGGGTAAATACTATACAGGAAAAAGCACATGCCATACATTATTGAAAACGGAGCCACACGCTTTATCACGCAGGAAGAACTAGATGCGTATAATCGGGCCAGTACCACGTCAGGCATAGCCCCAGCCGGCGGCACTTTGTTGAATGTGGTACCCTCCAACGAAGACGAGCCACCAGAACAATTCCTGTTGACCAACACCACCAATACCAGCCCTGATCAAGAATTGCCGCAGACTTTTGAATCATATGCGCCCTTGGTCGGCGTGCCACCGGGCGCTGATCCAGAATTTACTGCTGAACCCGAAGGTATCATACGATTAAATGACGGTGCCAATCTTGGAGTGCCCGACGAGGATGGATTTGTTCAAACCAGTACCGGATTGAATATTTTACCGGAAGATCAACCCGCAGGGGAGCCAGATGGTTATCTTACAGAGTTTGGTGCCGACGGCGATCGTGTGCTGAATCCTGAACAAGTTACTGTAGCCCAAGAACAGGCCGGCGCCGAGTTCAACGCCAGGCAACGGGCCCGCCAGCAACAGGCCATTGCCAGCCAAAGACGACAGATCAACAACGGCGACTGGCGTGTGCGTATCAGGCTGGCTCCGCAAAGCAAGTATCTTTACAATGCGCCACAACCGGGCATACTACAACCACTCACAGTGACCGATGGTGTGATATTCCCTTACACTCCTACCATCAGCACAGCCTACAAGGCCAACTATCAGCCCTACGACCTTACGCACAGCAACTACAAGGGATACTTTTATCAAAGCAGCAGTGTGGATCCAATCACTGTCACTGGCACGTTTACTGCACAGGACACTGCCGAAGCCAACTATTTGTTGGCAGTGATAACTTTTTTCAAATCAGCTACCAAGATGTTCTACGGGCAGGATGCCGAGCGCGGCGCACCACCCCCCTTGGTATATCTTACAGGCCTAGGCGAATATCAGTTCAACGAACATCCATGCCTGATACAAAATTTTACATATACCTTGCCATCGGATGTGGATTACATTCGTTCTGGCAGTCCGGGCAACATAGGAACTAATTTGACCACCAACCGAAGTCGCCAAAGCGTGGCCACCAATGGCGTGTTTGGCAGCCTAAACAGACTGGCCGCGGCCTTCTTGACCAAAGGGGCCATACCCAATACACCAGCGCCGCCCACTCTGGGACTGAATCGTCCCACCTACGTGCCCACCAAGATGGAAATTGCAGTGACCATGTTGCCAACGCAGAGTCGTCAACAGGTCAGCAAACAGTTCAGTGTCAAAGAATTTGCCAATGGTAATCTAATCAAAGGAGGATTTTGGTAATGGCCGCCTACACATCAACCAGTCCTTATTTTCAGACCGGGTATAGTCAGTTCTTTTTAGATGTCATGACTAATCGTCCTATACCCAAAGAGCCCGACGATCGTTTGTTCAAGATCAATCAGACTTATCAATACAGACCAGACTTGTTGGCCTTTGACTTGTACGACACACCGAATCTTTGGTGGGTGTTTTATCAACGCAATCCCAATACCTTGACCAAGCCTCCTTTGGATTTTGTAGCTGAAACAGTGATATACCTGCCCAAGATAACCACATTAAGAACTGTGTTAGGATTCTAACATGTCAAATGTAGCACTGATTGAAAGTCAAATTCGTAGTATCCAAACTTCAATTTCTGTGGCCAACCAACAATTGGC